CAATCCCAAGGTAACCTTCGTGGTTCATCATATTATGATAGATTTGGTAGATTACATACTACTCGTAGAAATTGGGAAACATACAACAACCAATTTAATTATCATTCAAACAAATTAGAATTATATACTGATTACGAAGCAATGGATAAGGACTCCATTATTGCTTCAGTTTTGGATATCTACTCTGATGAATGTACCTTGAAGAATGATATGGGAGATGTACTTCGTATCAAAACTCAAGATGAAAATGTAAAGAAAATCCTTCACAACTTATTTTACGATGTTCTAAACATTGAGTTCAATCTATGGGCTTGGATTCGTGGTATGAACAAGTATGGTGATTACTTCCTTCACCTTGATATCGAAGAAGGTGTTGGTATTGTAAATGTATCACCAATGTCAGCATATGAGGTAGAACGTGAAGAGGGTTTTAATCCTGAAAACCCATATGAAGTAAGATTCAAATTAGGTTCTATGGGTGCTGCTCACGGAGCAAGTGTAAACAAGAATGCAGAAGTTTTTGAGTTCTATCAAATTGCACATTTCCGTTTGATGGCAGATACAAACTTCCTACCTTATGGTCGTTCTCTTTTAGAGGGTGCAAGAAAGACTTGGAAACAATTGACTCTTATGGAAGATGCAATGATGATTCATAGAATTATGAGAGCGCCAGAAAGAAGAATCTTTAAGATTGATGTGGGTAATATTCCTCCAAATGAGGTTGATAACCATATGAGAAGTATTATCGACCAAATGAAAAAAGTTCCATATCTCGACCAAACCACAGGTGACTACAACCTCAAGTTTAACTTGATGAATATGTTGGATGATTACTATCTTCCAGTTCGTGGCGGTCAAAGTGGTACGGAGATTGAGTCATTAAGCGGAATGGAATTTGGTGGTATCGATGATATCGAATACTTGAGAAATAGAATGATGGCAGCACTCAAAGTTCCAAAAGCATTTATTGGATATGATGAGGCCGTTGAAGGTAAAGCAACATTAGCACAAGAAGATATCAGATTCGCACGTTCGGTTGAGAGAATTCAAAAAATTGTTCTTTCCGAGTTGACTAAAATTGCAATTGTTCACTTATACTCACAAGGTTACGAAAACGAAGACCTTGTAAACTTTGAGTTGGAATTAACCAACCCATCTATTATTTACGAACAAGAAAAGGCATCTTTATGGTCTGAAAAAGTAAATCTTGTCAGAGATATGAAAGAGCTTAAAATGGTTTCTCAAGAGTGGATGTATAAAAACATTATGAATATGTCCGATGATGAATGGAAGGCTGAACAAGCTAAAGTTATTAACGACCTTAAACTTGGATTTAGACAAGCTCAAATCGAAGATGAAGGTAATGACCCAGTTAAGACCGGCCAATCATTTGGTACACCACACGACCTTGCTGCATTAAACCTACAAGATGGTGAAGAAGCGGGTGAGGAAAATCAAGGTGGTTCACCGCAAGGTGGATTCGAAGGAGCTGGTAGACCAGAAACTGCCGGAACTTATAAAACCGATGATAGTACATTTGGTAGAGACCCACTAGGTCAACAAACTGATATTAAACCAGCGGAAACATACCACAAATACAAAAACTCACCTCTTGCATATGAACAAAAAGAGGCATTGAGAACATCTTTGAAAAAGGTAAAAGTAAAGTCACATCAAATTTTACAAGAATCTTTAGGTGAAGATGTTAAGAAAGAAAGTGGTCTTTTAGATGAATCAAATCTTCTTGAAGACACGATTTGATGAGTTTTTGTATATTTATTAATTGGAATAGTAATAGATAAGGTTTAAGATGAGTAAACTTAAACATAGTAAATTCAAGAATACGGGTATTTTATTTGAATTACTCGTAAGACAAATCGCTTCAGATACATTAGCGAACAAGGATTCTCTTGCCCTTGAAATTATTAAAAAGCATTTTAAAAGAGGAACTGAACTCAACAAGGAATTGAAATTGTATCAAGCTCTTACTAAAGAGAACTTTGATTCACAATACAAGGCCCAAGAGTATGTTAATATTATCCTACAAGATAGAGCTAACTTAAACGAATCAATTCTTCGTAGACAAAAGTATAACTTGATTAAGTCAATCAAAGAATCTTTTGTGATGGAAGACTTCTTTAAGTATCGTGTAAATAACTACCGTGAGATGGCATCTGTATTTAAATTATTTGAATATAATCAATCAACTTCTCCAAAAGAGTATGTAACTTGTAAAAATGCTATTCTTGAAACTATTACTAAAAACGATGTAGAAATCGTTACCGAGTCTACTGACAAAGAATACACATCACAACCTAAAGAGGTTCGTATGTTGGCTTACAAATTCTTGGTAGATTCATTTAATTCCAAATACACCAACCTTTCAGAAACACAAAAGAAAGTTCTCCGTACCTATATCAACAATGTTGACAATTCAGGTAAGTTGAGAGGGTTTGTTGTTGCTGAAGTAAAAAGATTAAAAGCTGAATTTGCAAAAGTGGAGATTTCAGATAAGGTTGCTAAAATCAAATTAACTGAAACTGTAAACCTTATTGATAATATTACTAATTCCAAAGTTATCAACGAAAACCAAATTCTTTCACTTTTGAGATATCATGAACTTTTACAAGAGTTAAGGAGAGTTTCAAATGTCTAAATTTTTGTTAGAACAATTGGAAGCAAAGTTTGAAGAGTTGGAAGACAAAGACACTCTTCAAGATGAAGAATTAGAAGAGGCCAATGTAACCGGTAATATGGATGGGGGTGCTGGCCCACCTAAAACTCCACACGCTTTTGCGAAAAGTGAAGAAGATTTAGATGATGAACATATTGAAGTTTTAGGTTACAAAAAAGCCAAGAAGACCAAAATGAATACGGAGTCAAAGAGTATGAAGAAATTAGAAGACAAACTTGAAAAACTAATTGAAGCAACTTATCGTGATTATAAAAACGATGACTCTATGAAATCACACCAAAAGGTTAACAACTCAATTAAAGAAATCAATAGATTGATGTATGAGGTCGAGAAGATTGTTAATCAGAACACAAAGTTGAAAAACGAAACAGGCGTACACAATGGTCAGTATTGGAAATCCACACAAAAGAGATTTGGAAAGATTTCTGAAAGAATGTTAAAAGTTGCTCATAAACTAAAAGAATTGAGTGCGTAATATGTCGTGTGGTTGTAATAAAAATAAATTGAATGAAGAACTTGAGGTTCAAGACCTTGAGGAAATCCGTTTGATGATTCGTAGAGAATTAGCACGGGTCTTCTTTGATTTATATAGAAAGAAAAAGGTTTGGGAGAACTAATGAAACAACTTCTTGTAGATACAATGATATTTGATGTAACACCTACAATGTTACAAGAGGCTCAAGAAAAGCATGGTCGTTTCTTGGTTAATGGTGTATTGCAAAGAGCAAACGCTAAAAACCAAAATGGTAGAGTATACCCAAGAAATATTCTTGAAAGAGAAGTTGAAAAGTACAAGGGTCGTGAAATTAAAGAGAATCGTGCTTACGGAGAACTCGACCATCCTGAATCTGCCGTTGTAGAATTAAAGAACACATCACACATCGTTCGTGATGTTTATTGGAAGGGTGATGATGTAGTAGGTACAGTTGAAATTCTCAACACACCTACGGGTAACATTCTTAAAGAACTCATTAAAGCAGGTTGTACTGTTGGTATCTCATCAAGAGGTATGGGTTCAGTAAAACAAATCGGTGAAGATACTGTTGCAGTTGAAAACGACTTTGATTTGATTTGTTGGGATTTTGTATCTAATCCATCAACTCATGGTGCATTTATGTCTCCAAAAAACGAAGGTGTAATCAATGAGTCGGTTACCATTAAAAACAATACTTATAAATACAAGAAAGCTAACAACCTTATGAGAGAAATCATTTGTGAAGTTGGTGGCTATTGTGAATGTGATTTCGGAGTAAAATAATGAAATTGAAAAGCTTACTTAAAGAATCTCAACATTTAGATTATAAAAGAATGAATGTTGGTGAAGAGGAAGAAAAAGGAATGACTAACGAAGAAAAACGTGCATTCCTTGAAGCCGTATCTCAATACAAAAGATTTGGTGAATCAATCTATCGTACAGGAAACTTGGCTGAAGTATACGAATCAATTAAAGGTATCGTAGAAACTGCACAAAAGGTAACTCTTGAAGAAACAGGCGATTGGTTTGATAAGGTGACTGTTAATAGACATATGAAGTCTATGAATGAGTCATTCAAAGTATTCTCAAATACCATCAAAGAAGTAAATGTTCTACAACAAAGACTTGAGTCTTGTTACGATGAGATGGGTGAAGTTCTTGGTAAATACTACGAAATCAAAGAAGCTGAAGAAAAAGAAGCTGATATGGAAGAGGGTAACGAGTTTGGTGCCGCAAGAGCAAAGGCAATCGCTGCTGGTGATAGTGAATTTGAAGTTGATGGTAAAAAATACAAGGTAACTTCAGTTGATGATGAAGATAAAGAAAACGCAAAAGACTTCACCGAAGAATCAATCAACGAATCAAAGTATACAGTTGTTAACCCAAAGAATGGTAATGTAATGGGTCAAGGTATGAAAGACCAGGCCGCAAAACTTGCTAAGAAAATGGGTGGTGAAAAAATGGGATACTTTGTAATTCCAGTTAAGAACGCTTTGAAAGCAAGAAGAGCTTTGGAAAAATTTAACTTTGATGTTAAGAATCCAAAACTAAAAGACATTATGTCTGATTTATACTTTGAAGAAGTAGAAGGTAACAAATCGATGAAATTGACTTCTATTATGGAAGGTTACTCTACTGAAGAAAAGAGAATTGTTTTGATGGCAGTTAAAAAGATTATGAAGTATATGAATGTTGATATCAAAACTGCAATGATGTATGTACTTGGTGCTGGTCAAGAATTAGAAAGAGATATTGAAAAGGGTAAGGTAAAGTAATGGATAAGATGCAAATTTTACAAAACTTTTCAGTTGATGTTTCAAAGGTAATCAAACAACACATCAAAGACATCAAAAAACTTGACCCAAAAACTCAAAGAAAATTGGGAAATTTGATTGGAGATTTTAAAGAAGGTTTAGATAACTTATCTACCGATACTAATGAGTCGGTTAATGAAAGTCGAGTTCCAAAAATGTATGTTAAGTATGTGGCTGTTATTAAGAAAATTAAAGAACTCGAAGAAAAGCAGAAAGAATTGGCCCAACCATACTTTGATGCAAGGTCTAAAGGTGATATAAAAACTGCTAAATCTCAATTAGAACTGATGAAACAAAATCAAAAAGAGTTAACGGGTTATAGAAAAAACTTAGCCAGTATTGAATCAAAATACATTGACAATATGGATTATTTTCCAGGAGAGTAAAATTTTTACATATTAATTATAAGAAAGGTTTGGTAATCCCAAACCTTTTTTGTATATTTGTAACTTATGAATGGATTTTTATCAGTATTAGATACACGAAAGAAAGAATGGCAAGCCCGAAAGAGATGGTGGATACAAAAATACAATATTCAATCGGAACTTGGTAGAGAGGATACTATATCTAAATCAAGGTTTTGGGATGATAATACTGTATCTATATTTGATGCTACCTTATGTGAAACCATCTACACTTCGTTTATCCCACCATCAGGTTCAATCCTTGACCCATTTGCAGGTGGAAGTGTTAGGGGTATTGTAGCCGAAGAGTTAGGGTTTAGGTATACAGGCGTAGAATTATCCAAAGAACAAATAGACGCAAACAAATTACAATCCAATAAACCAACTTGGATTTGTGGTGATAGTGAAGAAGTGTTAGATACACTACAAGACCAATATGATTTGGTATTTACCTGCCCACCATATCACGACTTGGAAATATATTCCGATAATCCAAATGACTTATCCAATATGGATTGGGATACGTTTCTTATCAAATACAAATCAATCATACAAAAATCATATGATAAACTAAAAGACAATAGGTTCTTTATTATTGTTGTGAGTGAGATACGAGATAGATTGACTACTGGCAATTATAAGATTGGTAAATATAAGGGGTTTGTTCCATCTACCATTAGGATTGCTGAAGAATGTGGGTTTCATTACTATAACGATGTTGTGTTGATAAACGCATCTCAACAATCCGGCAGAATGTCCAACGTATACTTCAATCGTAATAGAAAGGTAGCATCAACTCATCAGAATGTTTTGATGTTTGTAAAAGGAAACCCAGACCTTGCAACCGAAGACATTGAATGGGATGGAACATATGTTTGTGAGATAGATGGTAAGAAGTATAAGTCATATAGAGAAGCTGCAATAGATATTGAACCAAACAAACTTGTAGCAAGTGAAGTAGAGCGTAGGTGTATGTCAACTAAATACAAATATAAGGATTGGAATATACTTGGGATTGATAAAAAACCTAACATACAATTTGATATAGATGGGGCCTTATTCCAATCAACATCACAAATAACTAAACTACTTGGTAATATAACTGAAAATAATGTTAGAACGTGGGTGGATTCAAACTCTAAAAATTGGATTCATTGGAAACGAGTATCTTCAGATGAGTATAATGTGTCTTATAGTGAAATGGAACAAACTTGGAACAATGCAATCCGATTTGAATTAAATACAATCAAATGTGAAGGTATTGAGTTTAAAACAATAAAAGAAGCTTCACAATATTTTAATTTATCACCTGAACGAATACGACAAAAGTTAGTTTCTGATAAATATGATGACTACATATATCTTAATTAAATTTAACTCTATATTTATAAACGGATGTTACTTTGAGTGATGTCCGTTTTATTTTGTAAAAAAGTTATATAAATGGCAGAACAAAAAGTTAGAAAAGAAAGAGAGGAGTTATTCCTCTATGGTCACGCAAATGGTGTGAGAGTTATCAATGGTAATGTTGAAGCCGCACTTCGTAAGTGGAAACGTATGATGAAAGATAGTGGTATCATTGATTACGTTAAACACAATCGTGAATACACAAAACCAACTACGGCTCGTAGAAAAAAGATGAATGACGCCATCAGAGCTGAGTGGGTACGAAGAAGAAGAGAAGACTATTAATAGTAAACACTCTATCGTTTCGGAAAATAGTCCCATATTTATTAGAAAAAATATCACTCCCTAATGAGTGATTATCATTATTGAAATTTATATTCTATTAAGATTCCCAATAATCTTATTATCCAAAAGTTTAATTTAGGAGATAACAAATGAAATCAGATTTGTTAAAAGAAGCAATCGCTGATGCCAAGGCCGTAAAGGAAACTGCATTAGCAAACGCTAAGATGGCTCTCGAAGAGGCATTTACTCCAAAACTTCAATCTATGCTTTCTCACAAACTCGCTGAAGAGTTAGAAGATGAAGAAGAAGTAGAAGATGAAATGGAAGATTCAATGGCACCAGAGATGGAAACCGAAGAAGAATTGGACATGGCATCTGAAGAAGAGGTTGAAGAAGAGTTAGATTCTGATGAAGAAGAAGAGGTATCTGATATCGCTTCTGATGAAATCGAGTCTCACGAAGAGGAAATGCATTCTGAAGAAGAGGGTTCTGAAGAAGAAGAAGCCGACATGGAAGAGATGATGGATGAAGAGGAAGATGAAATGACCGAAGAGGAAGATGAGTTGGACTTGGAATCAGTAATCGCTGAATTGGAAGCTGCTTTGGGCGATGAAGAAGTATCTGAAGAAGAAGATGCTGAAGAAGTATCTGAAGAAGAAGACCTTGAAGAGGAACTTGATTCATCTGACATTGAAAATGATGATGAGTTGACTGAAGAAGAAGATGAAGAATTGTCTTTGGAAGAAATCATCTCTACATTGAAAGAAATGGCTGATGAAGAAGAAGTTTCTGAAGAAGAGGAAACTGTTGAAGAAGGTTGGAACGAAGAAAAAGAAACCGAGTTGGAAGAAGCTTACAATGTTATTACATCATTGAAGAACACTATCAACGAAGTAAATCTTTTGAACGCTAAACTTCTTTACACTAACAAGTTGTTCAGAACTTTTGATTTGAACGAGAACCAAAAGATGAAAGTTATCGAGAACTTCGATAGAGCCGCATCTTTAAGAGAAGTAAAATTGGTATTCGCTACATTGGGTGAGAACTTAAATGTTGCTAAAAAACCTAAAACAGTTGTTAAAGAATCACTTGCATCTAAACCTATGAAGTCAAGCGCACCGCAGAAATCAATCATTTCTGAAGGTAACGTAGTAGCTGATAGATTTAAGAAGCTTGCTGGTTTGATTAAATAATTTTAAACCTAAAGAAAAGGATTAATAAGATGAACACAAATTCATTATTAAACGAATCTGCTGGTTTCAACAAGAAAATGTCTGAAGAGGCCAAAGGCCTTGTAGGTAAGTGGGAAAAAACAGGTCTTTTGGAAGGTATCACTACCGACTTCGAAAGAGCTGGAATCGCTACATTGTTGGAAAACCAAGCAAAACAATTAGTATCTGAAGCTTCTGCTACTGGTACTTCTGCAAACTCTGAAGAGTGGGCTGGTGTCGCTCTTCCATTGGTACGAAGAATTTTCAGCGAAATCGCTGCTAAAGAATTCGTTTCAGTACAACCTATGAACCTTCCTTCTGGTCTTGTATTCTACTTGGATTTCAAGTATGGTACTGCTCAGCCAGGATTTGAAACAGGTGCTGGTAAAGACTCACAAACTGACTCTGTATTCGGTATCACCGAAACTGCTAATGAGGCTTCTGAAGGTCTTTATGGTGCTGGTCGTTTCGGTTACACTATCCAAGATACTGCATCAGTTGTTGCTGAAGCATCTTGTGTAACTGCATCGTTGGCATCTTTGAGTGACATCAACTACGATTCAGCATTCTCTGCATCAGTATGGGCGTCTTCTGACCTTTACACTGTTGCTGTTCCTGTTGCTAATTTGAGTGGTTACGACTCTGAAGGTGTTCGTGCTTTCGCTATCGAAGCATCTGCCATTACCGAGTACTACCCTGCATACACTAAATTGTCAGGTAACAACGTAGTATTCGTAGTATCAGGTTCTGCTACTGAAGCATTGGCTGGTAACGCTACTGTTAAGTTCCAAAAGCAACCAACTGACATCACTCGTGGTGACTTCGAACAA